CTGGACAAATCTCACCCAGCTTGTCTCCTACCTGACCGATATCCGGCAAACATTTGAGGTCAAGGGGAGCAACGAACTCTACGAGAATCACGCAGTTATCATCAACAAGCTTGCCAGGGCGTGGTTTTTCAATGAGAACGTGGACATGACGATTGCAATGATCATCATCCATGCTGCCCTAACGATCGGGTACGGCCGGCTGGTGTGGAACCCAGATCTGAAGAACGGCGCCGGAGAACTCGAGTTGACGGCCTGCGGAGCCATGGATGTCATCCCGATACGCCCTGGACACAACCTCCAGCAGGCCCTGGGAGTCATTTATCGGGTCCCGAAGCCTCTTTCGTGGTTTCAGGAGAAGTATCCCATCAAGGGAATAGCCGTACCCATTGATCGGGCCTATTCCCAGTACATGACCCACTCATCGACCAATGCCGGACAGGGGATGTGGGGCAAAGCATGGCAAGTTCTGTCTCCTCAGATGCGCAGACTGTTCGGCCAATCATCCTCTCAGTTCCGAGACTCTGTGATCCCAATGGCTCTCTACCGAGAGTTCTGGCTCAGGGACAATCAGAGGAACACGTCGGACGCGAGGGTATTTGTCGGGGACATGGCAAAGGACTGGGGCTATTGGGTTGATCCTGGCCAGAAACTCTATCCCAGAGGCCGCCTAATCATCCTGGGAGGCCCTGTTGTCCTCCATGACGGGCCCAATCCCTTCTGGCATGGGCAATTCCCCTTCTCGGCCTTGAGGCTCAACAGGGTACCCTGGCAGTGGCCCGGAGTTTCAGAATTTCGAAATCAGATACCCCTACAGGATGTCATGAACAACATCCTGGCCGGCATCCTGGACGCCGTGAAGAAGGCAGTCAATCCGCCGATGGTCGCCCCCGACAACGCGATCTCCGCGAATGTCAAAAAGAATCTGGACCCAAACATGCCAGGGGCCAAGATCTGGTATTCACCGGCTTCGATCGCTCCTCCGTTTTATGCCCCAAGTCCAATCCTTCCTGGATTTGTCTTCCAGACGATGCTCTATGCCCAGCAGGAATTGGACAGCCAGAGCGGATTTATCGATCCTGGGGCCCTAAGCCGGCGCGGGATTATACCTGCCGCGGACACCCTGGAGCAGATGAAGGAAGGTCAGCAGACCCTTATCAGACTGAAGGTGCGATACATCGAGGACTTTGTCGGGGAGATAGGGCAACAGCAAGTCGCCAACTTCTTCCAGTTCTACAACCTCCCCCGGCGAATCATCATGCTTGGTGACAAGGGAAAGACCTTCGAGGATTATGACTACCAGCCGGGATCGATGGTCCCAGCAGGAGCCGATCCTGAGAGTCACTGGCGCCAGTTCCAGTTCCTGGTTCAACCTGGATCTCTGCTGAAATCAAGCAGGGTCCCTGATCAGATGCTGAAGCTCACTCTGCGCCGCATGGGAGACATGGACCGCAAGAATCTGTTTGAAGCCATGGATCTTGGCAGTCTCGTGGATAGCGTCGAAAGGAACCTGCGAGAAGAGGGACAGGACCTGTTTATAAACCTCGTTCGGCAAAAGATGGGCGGATCCGGGGGCGGGGGAGCGGTCAGTCCCCAGGCGCTTCAAGGAAGTCCTAACGCATCTCCGCAACCACCCCCAGCAGTAGGATAGCCCATGACGGGCATGACAGAGATCGTAATTACCGGGACTGCTGACGCCGGTGGCGGCTCTGGGGTAGACCATGCCCTCCTCACCAACCTGGATTATGTCGGGTCTCTCCACACCGGCTTTGTTCCTTCCACAAGGACGATCGGGACCACGTGGCCCCTGACAGGCGGAGGGGACCTCTCTGCCAACAGGACTATCGCAATTCAGGTTGCCACTGCCGCAACCGATGGGTACCTCAAAAGCGTCGATTGGATGACATTCAACGCCAAGCAGAACCTCCTGTCCTGGGGAGCACTGTCTGAACTTACTTCATCCGTATTGACCATCATCGGAGGGATAGCGGCCGTTCACACCTTGCCTGGAACGACAATAACGGTTAAGCAGGCGACTGCTATTCAAGCGGGATACCTGAGTGCTGCGGATTGGATTAGATTCAATGAACGTGGCCCTTCTGGGACCCCTGGCATGGACGGGGAGGATGGGGTTCCCGGGGAAGATGGAACTCCCGGCGCCCCTGGCATCCCTGGGATTGCCGGCGCCGTTGGCGCTGCCGGATTGAATGGATCTCCAGGCCCGCCCGGGATGGATGGCGATCCGGGCGAAGATGGCACCCCAGGGGTGCCGGGGATATCAGGCGAAGATGGTGCCCCAGGAATTCAGGGGATGCCCGGTCTGGACGGAGATCCCGGGGAAGATGGTGCCCCTGGCATCCCGGGAGGAGCCGGCGCAGCCGGAGCAGATGGGGTCCCCGGTGCTCCTGGGATAGATGGTGATGACGGTCAAGATGGATCACCGGGCCCCCCAGGAGTACAAGGTTCAGCAGGCCCTCCTGGTATCCCAGGGCCCCCTGGGCTTGATGGCGAGCCAAACGACGAGATAGAACCGGTAATTGCTGCCACCACGCCTCACGCTCACGACGAATCGAATATTGTAAACCTTGTTGCCGATTTGGCGGGAAAGGCCAACGCCTTGAGTGGAACCTCGGGTACGATCGCCAAATTCACAGCCGCAACAACCATTGGCGATTCCGTCATTGTTGAACTTTCTGGTAAGATTGGTATTGGAACAGCCTCACCAGCGTTTAACTTTCATGTCGTTTCGGCCACTGATCCTTCCGCTGTTACCGTAGAGGCTTACGGTGCTGTAGGCGTGAACTTTATTGGTAGAAGAGCGCAAGGCACCTCATCTGTTCCTACTGCTGTTCAGGCAAACGATAATCTGCTTACGCTGCAAGGACGAGGATATGGGGCCACGGCGTTCTCGACGGGTAGTAGATCCAACATGAAGTTCTTCGCTTCTGAAAACTGGACAGATGCGGCCCAGGGCTCTCATATTACATTTTCCACTACCCCCATAGGAAGCGTTAGCGCGGCAGAACGAGTGAGGATCGATCAAAACGGATACGTCGGCATCGGGGCAACGGTACCGGACGTAAACCTGTCCGTCTGGAGCGGAGCTGCGGCAACTTCGGTGTGGATTGGCGTCGGTCGCACGGCTGGTGATGGGTATTTCGGGGTCGCTGGCGCCGCCGGGTCCGGATTCAGCAACTCCGCGCAAGGTGATACACAAATCAAGGCGATAACAGCAAAGCTCCTGCTTGGTGCGGGCGGTGCCGTAAATGCATCAATGGTGCTCGACCAGTCAGGCCAAGTTGGCATCGGCACGGCTACGCCGGGACATAGTCTTGATGTCCGCGGCGCTGTCGGATTTTACAATTCAGGCATCGATGGGCTTCTGGGAGATGCCGTATTTTTGGGCGCCGGTGGCTACCCAACTTCTTATCGCAATAAAATTCAATCGTCGATTTCTGGCGTTCCCGCCAGCAGCAAACTTATCTTTTCGCTGTCTACTGGGTCGGCAACATTCGCGGACGTTCTGACTCTTTTAGGCGATGGGAGTGTCGGCATCGGGACGACAGCGCCCACATATCCGCTCCACGTCGTTGGAAACGCCTATGTTAGCGGGGTAATATCGAGTCCCTCTGTTCGTGAAAAACTCACAGCCGCACGGACTTACTATGTTCGAGGCGATGGCAATGATGCCAATACGGGTCTAGCCAATACCGCGGGTGGCGCCTTCCTTACCATTCAGAAGGGAGTTACAACAACATTGGCACTGGACACCAATGGATACGCTGTTACAATCCAGGTTTTGGACGGGACTTATAACGAGGCGGTTACTTGTCCGGGTCCCAAGACTGGTGGTGGGAACATCACAATTCAGGGGAATGTTGCCGATACAGACGGAGTTATCATAGATGGCGGAACCGGAGGAGCGGCAGTCCAAAACACAATGGGGACAGGGCCTACTTTGAACCTGAAGTATTTGAAGCTTCAGGCGACCGGAGGATCTGGCAGTAGGTATGGAGTCAATACAACTCTCTGGTCGTACACAAACTTGGATCAAGTACACTTCGGAGTATGCACGAATGCGCATATATCGTGTCAGGTGTTCTCTCGGACTGTCATCCAAGGGAATAATTATACGATCTCCGGCGGTGCGAACAATCACATTTATATCCTTAACTTTGGCGTGGTTGAATACAACGGCGGCACCGTAACAATCAGCGGGACACCGGCCTTCGCATCAGCGTTTATCAATGTATCCGGTGGAGGGTACGTTCCGTTCTGGTCAACGCCAACCTGGAGTGGCAGTGCAACAGGGAAGAGATACGAACTCAGTCAGAACGCAATTGTGAACACGGTCGGGCAGTTAACGACGTGGCTCCCAGGGAACGCAGTGGGAACGACGGCTTCGCAGGCTCAATATCTATAAGGTGTTGGGAGACATTACGAAACAACAAATCAGGAGGTCAAAATCATGGCACGAACACCAAAAAGACTGGCAGGACCGGCGGTAGTAGCAACTGGACCGGCTACGATCTACACCGTTCCAGCTTCAACAAAGACAATCATTCGGCACATTCACGTTCAGAACCCATCGGGTTCTCCCGTGACTCTCACGCTGTCTATCGGCGCCGATGCTGCGGGAACCCGCATCCTTAGCGCCTTCAGCATACCGGCTGCGGCTGCGGGAGTAATCGGATCCGTGGTGGATTACTTCTGCTACTACGTGCTTGAAGCGGCGGAGATTCTGCAGGCCGCGGCCGGGACGAACAATATCGTGACCATTACGGTCAATGGCGACGAGATTACCCTGGGGTGATAGGTGAAGACACACAGACACTTATACTTAGGGATTCCGGTATTCTTCCTTCAGAGGGGACATGCCTCGCTCGGCGATCTGGTGTTCGAATTCACCAACATAGAGCAAAGAAAGAGTTGGATCCAACGTTGGATAGACTGGGTGGGATCAGTGGCGAGGAGGATATATGCACGTGTCCTTGGGTAAAGTGACGGTGGTGACTCCCGGGGTTCCGGTGCGCGCGACGAGCAACGAGACGGATCCCTTGGTAGCCTTCAGGGTTCATGCCTACGTCATTCAGCGGCGGGAGGCTTCGACCGGCACGTTATACGTATCGCTCTCGGCGACCGACGACAGGGCCGCACTCACCAAGATCTTAGCGGAGCTCACAAAGGGACAGCCGGCCTACGGAGCGGCCATCTCGATAGCCGGCAACGCGCTCAACTTGGCCGAGATATTCATCGACGCAGACCAGGCCGGATCCGCGGTAAATATCAGTGCTCTGGTACTCTAGGGAGGATTCATGACGGGGATTATTCTCAATACGCAGTGCGAGAAGGTTGTGAACAAGGGTGGCGGATATCCGACGAAGACGGTCCAGGAGGATATCGAGACCAAGTTCGGTCGATCAATTCGCGCGCACAAGCATTTCCAGAGCCGACAGAGACTGCCCGGGAGTGACTACATCGTTTTCAATTGCCCTGGATGCGGGAAGCGCAACAAGCGATCGGCTTACGAGGTCAAGGGATCGGTCGGGAACATGGTCTCGTTCAAATGCAATGGATGCTATCGGGAAATCGAAATCGCTCGTCC